TTAAGTTATCCTTTTTTATGTTTCTATTCTTATACTTCTGCGCAGAGTGAGCTTGATAGATGTATAATATACGGTCTTTAAACTCGGCTACACGTCTTTAACGAATGCCATCTCTTTCAAGTTTCATTTTTAATAATTCAACTTTTGGATTGCTTCGCTTTTTATTAACTTCATTGCTATCTGCAACTTTATCAATAAAACCTTCTAAAATTTCTTTTGCTTGTTCACCAGTTCTTGCTTCGACTAATTCTTTGTGTAAGTTATCTATATCAACACCTCTTAACTTAGCGCCAGCCCACGGGTTTGCAGGGTAAGTTACAACGCTAACGTCAAATAGTCTTGCTTCATTTACTTCTCTATTTTCTCCAGAGTTGTCAAAATTATCTTTTATTGCTGCAAAAGCAAAAGACATTTCATTTAAATCTCCGCGCTTCATTGCGCTTGCTACTTCGGCTACAGTTGGATTATTTGGATCTAGTTCTGCTCTAACAAATAAACCGTAATCATCTTCTTCTAATTTTAAAGTTCCGGATGATGTTCTAGCTAATGGAATACCATCATGATTAACTAAAAATCTTACATCATCTTGCTCTTTTAATGTTTTTTTGAAGGCACCTTGTTTAATTGTTTCGTTGTATTGGCCTTTGCTATCTCTTACACCATAAGGCTTATCGAATACTGAAGCATAGCCTGTAAATAATAACGTATTTTTATCGTCGTTATTTCTTTCTTCAACTGCTGCAAATGTAAAACTTCTATTTTCAGTTTGTTTTTCCATGTTATTTATATTAGTAATACTCTTTAGCTTTTCAATTGTTTGTGACATTGCTACAGCCCGATCGAATACATCGATATGCTGACCGCTCATTTTTTCTTCTTTTTTTGCAGTATATCTCGGATGTTCTTTTGGTAACAAATCATTATCTGACCTATAATTTGGATTTTTAGGTTTATCATTTTTTAACAAATAACTAAAAGCTTTTAATCTAGCTAAACCCCAAGCTTGTCTGCTAACTCCAGGCCTATGCGAAGAACTAAAAGCACCAAAACCTCTCCTAACAACTGCTTTTGCCGATGATGTTTTTAATTTTCTCCATGATGCCATTCCAGCCACTTCTTCGTTATGTTCTTTAACTCTGTTTTTAATAGCTGTTTCTGTACCTTCACTAAATTTAATTGATCCTTTTTTACCACTAGCAGACCCTTTTTTATTTTTGCCGCTTCCTTTTATTTGATCTTTTTTAGGCGCTGGTGTTGATGGATCATTTCTAGGCTCAAGTTCGCCTTCTTTAACTAATTGAGCTATTTTTCTATCAGCCCAATCTGCAGCCTGCATAGGATTAGTCCAGGGATTGGATCCCCAAAGTAAAAATGCTACGTCTGAATATCTCCAGGTGTCAGGATCGTTGGGACTAGTTTTTTCTCGATCAAGGTCAACTATATGTCGTTTATGCCAAGCGGCTATACGAACTATTTTTGAAATTGATATAGGCTCACCTGCAGCCATAGATCTTGCTTCTCTTTTTGTTTTTTCTGTTAATCCAGGCCCAGCCTTTCTAATATTGTCCAAACCTCGCTGCGCATTTTTTTTCATAAACTCAGGGGGTTTTCTATCAACCTCTCTTAGTTCAATTTGATTTTCTTTAGACTTCATTTCGGCTTCTGCTATATTTAAAGCAGTTATTTGGTCCATTGCTGATTTATGAGTTTTATGACATCCCATTAATTCATTGTCGGAATCTTTAACAACAGCATGGCCTCCAACTTGATCTTTACCAGATTCGCCACTTTCTTTTGGGCAGTCGGGATGATTATGAATAATTGAATATGGCATTAGTCAGGCCTTACTACTATTACATTTCCACTTGCGCTTGAACCAATACAATACAATTCATTGTCTTGTGGAATACGCATTGTAGTTGAAGCATTATTTGATAATTCAAAACCTGAGTTAATTGTAACATCAGAACCACCTAAATATATAGATGACCCGTGTTCGTTGTGAATATATACTTCTTGATGAAAATTAACACTATTTATAATTTTTGTTACTGTTACGTCGTTTACTGCGATACTTTCACTAATCATTTAATAACTCATTTGTTGGGTCATGCTCATCTACTCCTTGAGCGGGCAATGTAGGGTCAATTAAAGCACCTTGTAAACCTATATAAAATTTATCGCCACCTTCATAAGGCTCTAACTCCATTTTAGCTCTTGCTTCGTTTGGAGTCATAACACCTGAACTTATTGCAACTTGAAATGATCTTACGCGGCTCAATTGATCTCCTCTTGCATATTCATCTGTGTCAAGTCTTACAAATTGTTTTCCTGGCAGCAATGACGAAAAACCGTCCTCTATTCTTCGAATCCACGGCAAAAGTGTATGGCGAATAAAAGCTAAGCCATTACTTTCAATATTTGAATATACATTTGATCCGTCTTTAGATAATAATAAATGTGCTGGTATTCTAAACACTCTAGCTATTTCGTGTACTATTTGATTTCTTGCTTCTATAAGCTCACTTCCTGCTGAAGCGCTTATGGCTTTCCATTTAAGTCCACCTGTTAGTACGGCAGGTTTTCTATTTCTATTATGATTTGTTAACCAAGTTTCTTTTAATGTTTTAGCTTGCTCGGCTGTTAAATCTCTATCTGTTTCTAATACTGAACTAGGAGTTCCTCCTTGACCATAAAACTGGCTTATATGTCTTTCCATAGCTAACGCAAGCCCATAAGTATTTGCATTAGTTCTTAAAGGACTTACCCCTATAAGATCACCCGGATAACTATACCAAATAAAATGAATCATATTATTTTTTGTTATTTTTCTATCATATTGTTTACTGCTAGCCGTTTGCAAATAATAAACTTTTTCTCCACTTAACATTTCTACCTTAACTTTTTCGGGGTGTACTGGTGTTAATTGAATAGGTCTTCCTTGTCTGTCTTTATCAACTAATATAAACGCATTTCCGTGCATTGCCATTGATGTTATTGTTTGATGAATTAATGAAAACATAGAAAGATCAAGGCCTATATTTGGTTTTTCTAAAAACTTTGGTTTTTCTGTAAATATTGTTTTTTGACCCTCATATCTTAAAGTTTTAACAGGTAATAACGATATACTATCAGCTATTAAAGATATAGCACTGAATACTGTTGAAATGCCCAAAGCTGACATTTCATTAACTTTTTCTCCAGTATTATTTGTTAGGCCACCTTCTCTTAAAGCTAAAAGATCAACTAAATTGCCTAAGGCTGCATCTCTATTTTCTTTTTTATTAAATAAACTCATCTACTAACTAAATAACTTCCTACAATTAAAAATGCTCCAGCTACAATAAAAGCCAGACTTGTATTAAATGTATATACACCATAAATTATAAGGCTAGCTCCTAGCACTTCCACTATAGTTGTTATTACACTAATCATAAATTTATAATAGCTACTTCTGGATTATTGTCTTTAGGCTCAGGGGCGGTAATTCTATCTAACATCATAACCATAGCTATAGTACTATCAATTTTTCTTTTCGACCTACCTTTACTCAAACGCCAACCCATGTCGGTTACTTTTTGCGCAGCGCTTAAAACTTGATCCGTAAACTCAGGATCACCTTCATGAATTACTTTATTATTAGCTATCATTTCATAAGCATTGCCACAAGCTGGAATCATTCTTGAATGCGTTTGAGGAAAATTAACCATATTAATTCCTCTGTCTAATAGTACTTGAGCTGTACGTTCCATAAACGCTGGATCGTAGGCAACTTCTATTAATTTATATTTAGTAGCTAATTTAACAATAAATGCTTCTATTTCCTGTACATCTAAATAATTTTCACCTTGAGGATGCCATATTTGTGATTTAACTCTTACAACTCCATTTTCATCTTTTTGGCCATAAGTAACAGCGCAAGTATCATGACGTAAAGCCATATCAATTCCTACAAATGTTTCTGCACCCTGAAGAAGATCCATATCTTTATTTTCGCAACTATCCCATTGTTCTGCACTAATCCAACTTTGTTCCTCAATTCTTGTCCATTGATTTAAATGGTATCTTTGAAATTCATTAACCGGGAGTGATTTAAAACGTCTTCGTAAATTTTCAATAGGCCACCAATCATTTTCAATTGCTGGATTTACTTTTTTCCATACCTCTTCATCTTTAGGGTTGTCAGTATCTTTAGCACCATACCATTTAAAATAAAATTCTGGATCTTCTGCTTTACCAGCTTCTTTCATCATACCTCTTTGATAAAGTCTGCCCATTAAACTGTCAAGATCATGGCCAGCTGTAGATATATTAACAACTATTCCATCACGTCTTTTAGCAGTATTGTTTGCTAAAACGTAATGGACTCGCTCTAAGTTAATATTGTTAAATTCGTGTACCTCATCAAATATACTGCAACTATTTCTACCTCCATCAGCCGTACCAGCCTTAGCAGCTATTCTATACGCTCGACCACTTCCATTTTTAACTTGTATTTCATTTTGGAATGTTTCAACCATATTATTTAATATAGGACTTTCTTCGCACATAGTTTTCATAGTTCCAAAAACTAAATTAGCTTGTTCATAACTAGCAGCAGCTACAGCAACTAAAGGTGACGTAACTCCTGACCCGAGTAATTCATATAATCCCAATCCGGAAATCAAGGCAGATTTTCCATTTCCTTTTGGCAAACCGATCATAGCCTCTCTATATTTTCTATGGCCGTTATCGTTTAATTCATACATTTCATAAATAATCTTTTTTTGCCAATCGTCTAATTTAAACGGCAGTCCATAAAAATCGCCTTCGCCGTGTACACAAAAACCTTCAATAAATTTAACTACTCTATCGCCTGTAGTTTCTGGTAAAGTAATCATTCTTCCTCTTCACATTCGTGACAAATTATTTTGCTTTCGTCTTTATTGTAAAATATTTTATAACATTGTTCACACATCAATATATATTCAATGTTATACATTATTCTTCTTCTAGTTGCTTTAACCTCGGATCAGCTATTTCTTTATTATCTTCTTGCAGCAATTGTTGTAATTGTTGAAAACCCATTTGAGCTTCACCAAACGCTATGCCGAGCCGTTGTCTAGCAAGCGGTGTTAACCCCAGTTCTTGCTCAAGCCTTAATATTTTTTCTTCAAGCTTTAGTGTTAATTGTATGAGTGGATTTATAACAGCTTGCCCTTTTGATCCTTCAGCTAATAAACCGGCGTTACCTTGTCTAGCAATTGTTCTATTAGCCCTTTCAGCTTCATCATAATACTGAAACAATCTATAAAATGCAGGAAGATCAACTACTTGTGCTGTTGAGGATAATTCACTGTCCCAATACGCTTTCCAATATCTAATAGTCTTTGATGTCCATCTTGAGTTAGGTTTAGGTATAGGCATATTACGACCGCCACTAATCATAGTTAAATTATTGTTTCTATGACCAACTAAATTTGCTTTATCTTTTGATAATGGTCCACGAGGCGCCATATATAAC